ACTTCCGTCTGTTCTAAAGTTTGATATACCTACCATCTTTCTTCCTGCTGTTACTTTTTGTCTTGATGTATTTGTAAAGACTGATGCGGAGATTGTTTTAGAGCCAACAATCGCTCTTCCATATACAAGAGGAATTGCTTGTCCTTGTTTAACTGTATTGACTGGTCCGCTAAATAAGTAGTTTTCTGCTTTTTCTGCTGAAGTTCCGTCTGGTACATCTGGGGCAAGCATCATTGCAGCTCCCCCTAACATAAGTGCTGTACCTAAATACCCAAGTCCTTGAGTAGCTAATGCGGCACTTGTACCCATACCCGCGAGTGTTCCTGCTACTGCTCCTTGGGTCGTAACTATACCTGCCGCTGTTATATGTCCTGCTCCTAGTGCGGCTGTATGTGCGGCTGTACCAGCAGATAACAGCGTTGCCTCACCTGCTACTCCTATTGCTCCACCGCCTCCCATAAATCCTGTAAAACCAAACCCCGCTAAACCACCTGTTGCGGCTAGTAGAGCCACTCCTAATACCATCATGAGTCCTGAACTTTTTGAACCCCCAATTACTGGTACAAAAGAATATGATTGTTCCATATTTGGATTCTGTAGTACTAACTCTTCTTCCATCTCAATCGATTCGTTATCTACTAGTATCTCATAACCTTGTACTCCTTCTGTAGATGCTAAATACTGACGCATACCAGGGCGTTGTGCCATAATAGCTGTTAGTGCTTCTGCGGGCGAGTTTACTGCTAGGTTCCATTCTGACCCAAACTTTTCTCCTAGTTGTCCTTCTAAATAAATTTTTCTCATGTCATACTTTGATGTCTTACTACCATTCTGGTAATTTGTTTCCACATACCTGCATAGGTATCTCTGCACGATAATCTGTTAGGTGCATGATGAAGCATTTTTCCTCGTCCTACATAGATTCCTGCGTGATTGGTAATCTCACTATTTAGAGCCATTAAAATGAGGTCATTTGGCTGTAGGCTATTATCTGTTACTTCTATAAAACCTTCACTTTTGAAGTTGTCTAAGTATAGATTCTTTCCCTTTTCCCAAAATTCCCACTCATACTCATATGGGTATATATTTATATCTTGCGTCTCGAAATAGTCTTTCACTATTGTGAAGCAATCGTAGATGCCATAAACGAAAGGTCTTCCCAGTAAATCATAAGTGTTTTCGCTTGGTTCCAATTTTATCCATTCGTCATTTTCTCCAAAAATATACCATGGAATTCCTAATTTATTACATGCAGCTCGGTCAAGTTCACTTGGGTCTGGTGAACAGCCTGGGTGACTATGTACTACACCTATTACATCTCCTTGATTTGCTACTGCTTTATAATCTAAAGGGTCGATAATAAAATCATTTTTTGGATTCTCTGCTTTATTTTCACAGGGGTTCCATTTAATTCTTCCTCGCTGTAAACTTAATAGTCCACATGCTTCTATATTTGAGTGTTCGTAAACGTATTGTTTTATATCTTCTAGTACTGGTTCAATCATTATCCTAACGCGGCTCCTGGGAATCCTCCAAATGGTAAGGCTACATTTAATGTACCTCTATTGTTAATATTAGCTTCTGCAGCGGCTCCTGAGCCCCCGCCTCCACTAAATGATACTGTAGGCGCAGTTGTGTAATCTGCACCATGTGAAGTCATTTGTACACGAGTTACTTTACCTCCAGAAACAGTTGCTGTTGCAGCTGCTCCTGAACCGTTAGTTCCTGTATTATCAAAAACAACTGAAGGTGCTGAAGTATAACCACTTCCACCTCCAACTGCACCATTTGTTTTAGTTACAATAACACTTGTTACACCTGATCCAGCAGCGTTGTGTCCGTAACGGATTGCACATGAGTTTAATCTTTTACCACACACATCTCCAAATTCCCAATAAGATATATTGGTGGGTCTTATTATATCATCTGCAGCATCTCCTGTTGCAAGCTGATGAGCTGTTAAACATTTATATAGAGTAACTCTTGTTGCTTGTAAGAACCCACTTGATGTTGTTATAGTTGCACTTGGATTTTGAACTGTAATAGAAGTAGAAGTTACACTACTTACATATAAAGGAACTGCTTTAAAATTTGCATCTTCATCAGTAAATCCTTTTGCAATTACAAATTCTCCTGCAGTTATACCATGACCACTTGCTACAGTATAAGTTATATTTGCACCCGAAGTTACAGCAGTTGCTGCTATTAGTCCGCCAATTGGTCTGTAGTATTCTACATGGTCGCCTACTGAATAACTCTGAGCTGCGTATAAGTTATTTGTTCTATTACTAGAAACATCTTGTCGGCCCCAGACTGCGTGAGTAGTAATTCTATTATCGTCTTTGTCAAAGTATAAAGTATGTTCAATACTATTTATTGTAAATCTATTATCTGCTGGCCAATCACAACCACCTTGGTCTGGGTCTTTGTATTTCCAAGGACAACGTGCAGCTACAACTGCTCTTCGAGGTAGTTGAATTCCTTGTACGTCAAATGCACTTGCAAGTTCAAATTCTACCATAGTAGCAGTTTCTGTAGTTTTTCTTTCTACATAGTATACATCTCGATTAAATTCTATAGGAGGATTTGTACCTAAATGCTTTTGTAGAGTTCTTCTTCGTATTACTTTTGCTCCTACTAAATCATCATACTCGCTTAGGTGTGCATTCCAATATTGATTTATATTTGCAAATCTAACGGTAGGTCTTGGTAAACTTCCTGATCCTCTAACTTCCCAACCTTCTGATTCTACTGGAAACGCACTATAAGTTTGTTGTCCGTAATGTCCAGATGTAGTTGACCCGAAATTAGTATCGTCTAGTAAACTGTACCATGTAATATCTGCTACTCCATTTGAGCCGTCGTGAAAGTATAATTTATCTATACCTGCACCTCCAATATCACTATTGGGTACTTCGACTTCAAAAACAGTAACTAAACTACTACTGACCGATTGACCTTGTAAGTCAGCTGGTATAGTGCCTACGATTGGCTGGCTCATGCCTCAAAAACCTCTCTTGCTGTACAACTTAATGAATAAAAATTATCATAAGTCATAACTCTATTATAACCTTCTAGTACAACTGTAGCAGTCTCCTCCCCGTCAACTGAGTTAGGTACTGTTAGTTTTGCAGTATCTACTGCTGCAAGAGTATTCATAAATTTATATAATTTATCTATGTCTTCTTTTGTTCTATTATTAAAAGTTAATCCCCAAGAACGTGGAGTATTATTTATACCATCTCGAACTCTCATTTCGTAACCATCGCCAAATTGTGCTTTTAATACACGAGGTTCTGGGGCTTGTTGAATACCTCTATCGTATACGACTTTGCTTGAAAACCCTGTTATGTTTGTTCCTGCAGAGACTGTGCCTCCGCCTGTCTGTACTGTGTTAGTTGCTAATCCTAGTGCCATTATGACCTACCTTTTGTACCTTGTTGATTTAATAACCCACCAGGTCTCATTTCTTGTTGTAAATGTTGTTGTACCATATTTCCGATACTTCTTCCTAATCCTTGCATGCCGTCGCCTGTTACTTGTGAAGATCCTTGTCCTTGACCATTCATACTAATATTTACAGTAACTGTGTTGCCTCCACCTGGCATACCTTTCATATCTACAGGTATACTTCTATCATTGCCGAGAGGTACGACAGCTTCTCTACCGTGGAGCATTGCCATGTAACCAGATTCAGGGCCGTCTGCCATTCCTCCGCCTCTATACTTAGTCATCTCTCCGCCATATCTACCCATGCCTGGTATGGATTTGATCCCCTCTAGCATGCCGCCCATTCCTGGGAACATAGCAAGCATTATCTTTAATGCAGCTGCTTTTGCAAACATGGCTGCTAAGTCTGTAAGTACTGATTTGGTAAGGTCTTTCATAGAGTCTTTAAATGACTTTGTGCCATCTACCATTGATTGGAACATAGAAACGAATCCATTTGAAAGAGTATTAGTAATACCGTCCATTAGTTCTGTTTCTATTTTTAAAGATTCCATTGCTATGGCTTGTTCCATTAACTGCGCTTTCTTTTTATCGTCTAATTTTATATCTTTTTGTTTTGCCTCTAACATAAGGGCATTAAATTGCGCAGTAGCAGGATTAAGAGAGTATACTTTCTCTCTTTCAAATTCTAAGTCTTGTTGTTTTTTGTCTAAGATGCCCTGCATTGTGCTGCCACTTTCTTCATCAAGCATTACTTGTTTTTGGCCTCTTAGTTTTGCAAGAGCATTTTCTATATTTAGTTCTTGCATTTTTAATTCATTATATTTCAACTGCTCAACACTTAGATTGGCTCCTGCATAGAAGCCATCTGCACCAACATCTCCTAATGCTCCTGTTTGGCTGAGTGCATTTGTGGTGGCAGTTTTCATGCTTGTCTGTGTATCTATTTGAGTATCTAATTCTCCCATTCTAGCTGTTCTTTGTGTTCCATAAGTTCCAGCAGCATCAGTAGTCGTTCTCATTGTATTTTTTCTGAGTATCTCAGCTTGAGCAATTGCCATTGTATCTAGCTTTTGTTGTCTAATTAAGTTAGTCTGTTTGTCTGTAAATTCTAAAAGTCTTTCCTGTAAGTCAAGCTGTCTTCTTTTTAATTTGTTTACATTATCTACTACAGTTTCTTCTATCTTGGCATTTGTTACTGCACCCTCTGCTGCAGTAAGAGCTAAAGTAGAAAGGTCATATTTTTCTAATGTCTTCTTAAGTGTTGCGTCGTCCATTGCTAGAACTTCTGCTTTAGTAAATTGGAGTTCTTCACTTCCTTCTTTTTCTAACGCGATTAAAGCTCCTTTTGCTTTCTCTAAGTTAGACTCATGAGCTAGCTCTGCTGCTTCTCTGTCTAACTGTGCACTATTTTCTTTATCTGTTAATTGAAGTCTTTGAGTTTCAATCATACTTCTCTTAATTTCTAGTCCTTGCTCGCCGGCTGCTAATTTAGCTGCTTCTGCTTTATTATCAAGTGCAGTTTTAGAAAACTTTAGAGAGTTCCGTTGTAAATCGTCTA